ATCATGGGTCGTACTGCTCAGCCGGCCGCCCTCAAGTTGATCAAGGGCCGGGGTGACGGCAAGGACACGGCCGGCCGACCGGTGAACCTGGGCCCCGCCTTCAAGCGGGTGCCCCCCAACCCCCCGTCGTGGCTGTCCAGGGAGGCGGCGGCCGAGTGGAAGCGGGTCGTGCCGGGGCTGTCCCGACTGGATCTGCTGAAGCCGGAGGACCGGGCCGGCCTGGCGGCGTACTGCGAGGCCTGGGCGACGTTCGTTCAGGCCACGCGGACCGTACAGGACGAGGGTCAGGTCATCGAGGCACGTCAGGGCAAGCTGGCCCATCCGTGCGTAGGCATCGCGCGGTCTGCCGGCCGGGAGATGCGCAGTTGGGCGGCGCATTTTGGGCTGACGCCGTCGACCGAGCAGGCCCTGGCAAGGGGGGCCGACGATGGCGACGAGGACGACAACCCCTTCGGTTGACCTGCCGGCCGCCGAGGAGCTGGAGCGGCTGCGGCTGTCGCCCGAGGTGGCCTGGTATCTGCTGTCGCGCGGGGTTCCGCTGCCGGATTGCCCTCCGCTGATCCAGACGCCGTCTCCTGGGGAGGCTCCGGGGGCGGTCTTCGACCCGGACAGGGTCGACAGGGTCATTAAGGCGTTCAGTCTGCTGCGGCATACCCAGGGCCAGTGGGCCGGGCAGCCTCTGCGACCGGACCCGTGGCAGGTCGCCTACATTTTGGCGCCGGTCTTCGGCTGGGTGCGGTGGGACGTCGACGCGGACGTCTATGTGCGGGTCGTCCGCGAGTTGTATGTGGATGTGCCGCGCAAGAACGGCAAGTCGACGCTCGCCGGCGGCCTGGCGATCTATATGACGTGCGCGGACGGCGAGGGCGGCGCGCAGGTCATCACCGCGGCGACGACGAAGGAGCAGGCCGGCTTCGTCTTCGAGCCGGTGAAGAAGCTGGCGGAGGCCGCACCTGCGCTGAAGCGGCACGTGAAGCCGCTGAAGCACATCATTCTGCACCCTAAGTCCGGCTCGTACTTCAAGCCGATCTCGTCGGTGGCCGGTGCCCAGCATGGCGCCAACATCCACTGCGCGATCATCGACGAGCTGCACGAGCACAAGACTCCAGAGCTGGTCGAGACGATCGAGACTGGCACGGGCTCCCGCCGACAGCCGCTGATCGTCATCATCACGACCGCGGACTCCGGCAAGCGGGAGTCGGTCTACGACCGCAAGCGCCAGCGCGTCGAGAAGCTCGCCCGGCGGGTCTTCGAGGCGCCGTCGGTGTACGGCGTCGTCTGGGCGGCGGAACGCGACGACGACCCACATGTCGAGGCGACGTGGCGCAAGGCGAACCCCGGCTACGGAATCAGCCCGACTCGTTCGTACCTGCAGGCGAAGTCCGATGAGGCGAAGCAGTCCCCGGCGGACCTCGCGAAGTACCTGCGGCTCCACCTGGGCCGTCGAACCAAGCAGGAGACGAAGTTCCTGACGTTGGAGTCGTGGAACAGGAACGCCGGCATGGTCGACGAGGCGCTGCTGGTGGGCCGGGAGGCCTACGGCGGCCTGGACTTGGCGGCGACGAGCGACTTGCTGGCCTTGTGCTGGCTGTTCCCGGATGACGCGGGAGGTTACGACGCGCTGTGGCGCCTGTGGACGCCGGAGGCGAATGTCGAGGTGCTGGATCAGCGGACGGCTGGTGCGGCGACGGTGTGGGTGCGCGAGGGCCTTCTCGTTGCCACTCCGGGGAACGTCGCCGACTACGACTACATCCAGCTGCAGATCGAGCGGGACATGGACGCCTTCGACGTGCGGGCTTTGGGCTACGACCCTTGGTCGGCGGTCCCGCTGACGAACAAGTTGGCGGAGTGCGCCGCGCCGATGGTGAAGGTCCGGCAGGGCTTCGTGACGATGTCGCCGCCCTTGAAGGAACTGCAGCGGCTGCTGCTGAAGGGAACGCCGGAGTCGCCTCAGTTCCGGCACGGCGGGAACCCGGCTGTGACGTGGATGGTCGACAACCTGGCCGTGGCCATGGACCCGGCGGGCAACGTGAAGCCGGACAAGGCTCGTTCGGCGGAGAAGATCGACGCCGTTTCGGCTGTGGTGACGGCGATGTCGGAGGCCATGGCCCGCGAGGTGCCGGTCAAGAGCGCTTATGAGGACGGCGACCTAGAGGTCGTGTGAGGGGGTTGCCGTGTTCGCTTGGCGTCGGACCGCGGTGCGGAAGCGTGTAGTGGTCAACCTGGCCGACAAGGCGTTCGCCGGGATCCTGTGGGCACAGCGTGGCCCGCTGCTGGTGCTGCGTGACGTGGAGCTGCTGGAGGCCGGCCGCGAAGCGCAGCGCGTGGACGGCGAGGTCGTTGTCGAGCGGTCGCGGGTGGAGTTCACGCAGGTTCTGGCGACGGGCGGTGGCTGATGGCTTTCGTTGTCGCAGGCGGTCGCATGGCCCTGACTGGGGCAGGGACGCTGTTGTCCTACGGCGGGGCCGCGTCGCTGTCGACGGCGTCGTGGGAGTACGCGGCGGTCTGGCGTGCTCAGCCCCAGGTCCGCACGGTGGTCAACTTCTTGGCCCGGAACATCGCCCAGCTCGGCCTCCACACCTACCGGAGGGTCTCGGACACCGACCGGAAGCGCCTGACAGATCACCCGCTTGCCCAGCTGTTGGCCTCGCCGCTTCCGGGTGTCACCACGTACCGCCTCATTGAGCGGCTGATCTCGGACCTGGCGATCTACGACGAGGCGTACTGGGTCAAGGCTGTCCGGCAAGGTCAGCGGCTTCTTCTGCCCATCCCTCCGACGCTGATCCGGCCGGCGGAGGGCAACTGGATCCGTCCGGACTACTACGAGACGGCTGGTGGGGTCCGGTTCGAGCCGGACGAGGTGATGCACTTCCACGGCTACTCGCCTGAGGATCTGGTGGTCGGCTCGTCGCCGCTGGACGCGCTGCGGGCGCTGCTGGTGGAGGAGTCGGAGTCGACGAAGCAGCGTGCGGCGATGTGGCGGAATGGGTCACGCGCTACGGGCGTGCTGACCCGTCCGGCGGATGCGCCCGCCTGGTCGCCTGAGGCGAAGCGCAGGTTCGGGGAGGTCTGGCGGACGTTCGCGAGCGGCGGTGGCGCCGAGGGCGGGACGCCGATCCTCGAAGACGGCATGAAGTACGAGCTGATCTCGATCGACCCGCAGCGAGCCCAGTACATCGAGTCGCGCAAGCTGTCCCGCGAGGAAGTCGCTGCGGCGTACCACATCCCGCCGCCGCTGGTCGGGATCCTGGACCACGCCACGTACTCCAACATCACCGAGCAGCACAAGATCCTCTACCAGGACACGCTCGGTCCCTGGCTGACGATGATCCAGCAGGAGATCGAGGCCAACCTCCTCCCCGACATGCCTGACAACGACGGCGTGTACGTCGAGTTCAACATCGCGGAGAAGATGCGCGGCTCCTTCGAGGAGCAGGCTGCGGCCGCCTCGACGGCTACCGGCGGTCCGTGGATGACGCGGAACGAGCAGCGGGCCCGCTTCAACCTGCCTCAGATCGAGGGCGGCGACGAGCTGATCACACCGTTGAACGTCACTGAGGGCGGTCTGGCGTCGCCCAACGACACGGCGCCGGAGCCTGATGCCGCCCCAAAAGCTCGCCCCGGCCCCTGAAGAAGGCCGGGAAGCCATCCGGGCAGGATCCGGCGGATGAGCTCCGCGAGGAGTTCGCCAAGGCCCTGCAGGACGTGACCGAGGCCGAGTCTGCCGCCTTGGCCGCCTCGGCTCCGGGGGGCGTAGATAACGTCCGTTCCTGGTGGGAAGACGGCCGGGCAGTGCGGCAGGCCAAGTTCTTCGATGTCATCCAGAGCTATACGTCGCGCCTGGGGCTTCTGAGCGCGAGGAAGGTCCTGGAGGAGTTCAACCCGTCGGGTGAGGGCTGGGCGGCGGAGGTCATGGAGCCGTGGCTCGGGGCGGCAGCCCTGCATCATGCGGAGCTGCACGACACGGCCGGCGAGGACGCAGCCGTGGCCGCGGTGGAGGAGCCGCCTGAGGGCGGCGTCCCGGCCGCGCTCCTTGCCGCAGGCGCCGTCTGGGCCGCAGCTGCTCTGGTTCGCAGCGAGACGGCAGCCACTGAGGCGCTGTCCTTCGGTGGCCACGACGCGGCGAGGGCGTCCGGTGTCGGGTTCAAGGTGTGGCAGACCACCAGCGCCGACCCGCGGGCCCAGCACGCCGCCCTGAACGGCGAGAGGGTCCCGATCGACGGCACCTTCTCCAACGGACTGCGATGGCCCGGCGACGGCACGGGCGACGCCGATCAGACGGCGAACTGCCGTTGCCTGCTCACGTACTCACTATCGGAGTGACCATGCGGATCAAGAGCTGCCCGGTGCGGATCAAGGCCGCGGGCACCCACGAAGGAACCGACGAGGGTGTTTTCGAGGCCATCGTCGCCGCCTACAACGTCGACTCGGTCGGCGACAAGATCACGCCCGGCGCGTTCGCTGAGACGCTCGCCGAGTGGAAGGGCCGGGGGGACCCGATCCCCGTCCTGTGGTCCCACATGTCCCACGACCCCGAGTACCACATCGGGGAGGTGCTGGAGGCCGAGGAACGGCCCGAGGGCCTGTGGGTCAAGGCCCGCATCGACCTGGACGAGGGCACCAAGGCCGCCCGGGTCTACAAGCTGCTCAAGGGCCGTCGCGTCACTCAGTTCTCCTTCGCCTACGACGTGGAGGAGGGGTCTTGGGTCGAGCAGAAGGACGGGCCCGGCTTCTATGAGCTGCGCAAGCTGAAGCTCTACGAGGTCGGCCCGACGCTCATCGGCGCGAACCAGGCCACCGAGCTGATCGACGTGAAGTCCGCCTCCGGCAACTCGCTGCGCATCAACATCGAGTCGGGGTCGGACGCCTACACCGAGACCGTTCGCAAGGCCGTCGAGACTGCCATGGACGAGCACATCACCCACGTGCGCGAAGCCGTTGACGCGGCGATCGACGCGAAGGCAGGCAGGACGCTGTCGGCCAAGAACGAGGAGCGGGTCGCTCAGATCGCGCGCCTCGCCAAGGAGTTGCTGGACTCCCTGAATGGTTCCAGCACCGAAGACGCAGAGAAGGCCACGCCGAACCCGCCTGAGACCGCCTCGCCGCAGGAACCTGCCGCCAAGGCCCACTCTCAGGCCACGCCCGCGCCCGCCTCATCCCGTCTGCGCACCGACCTCGAGGTGCTGTTCCTCGAGGCATCCACGCTCACGGACTGAGGAGAGCACGCACATGCCCAAGATCGAGGAGCTCACCAATGAGCTCACCCACCACCTGAAGGCCCTGCAGGAGATCTCGGCCAAGACCGAGGCTGAGGACCGTGACTTCTCCGACGACGAGCGCGCCGCAGTCGTCGAGCACATGGAGAAGGCCAAGGCCGCGAAGGAGTCTCTGGCGAAGGCCAAGGCCGACGGCGACATGCTGAAGGCCATCTCCGAGCTCGGCGACGGCATCGGCCTGACCGAGGCGAAGTCCGAGCGCCGCACCCCGGCCGGCCTGATCGTGCCCGAGCGCAAGTCGATCGGCGAGCACTACGTCGAGTCGGCGGAGTACAAGTCGCTGCTGGCGATGGCTCCGAACGGAGGCTTCGGCGCCAAGCAGCGCGTCCAGTCCCTCCCGACCGGCTTCAAGAGCCTCGTGACGGGCGCGTCCGACACGTCGGCCGGCGCGTTCGTCCAGAACGACTACATCGGCCTGCAGGTGGCCGCGGACGCTTTCCAGCGGCCGCTGACGCTGCGCGATGTCGTCACCAACGGCACCACCACGTCCGACACGGTCGAGTACGTGCGGATGACCAGCTACACCAACAACGCGGCCCCGGTCGCGGAGGCCACTTCCTCGGCGGCCCCGACCGCTCCGGGCGGCGCGGGAGCGCTCGTCAACAACGCCGGCGGCGGCTACAAGCCGGAGTCGGCCCTGGCCGCGGCCAAGGTCACCACGCCGGTCCGCACGATCGCCCACTGGATCCCGGTCACCAAGCGGGCTCTGTCGGACGCCGCGCAGATCCGCACCCTCATCGACGCCTTCCTCCGCTACGGCCTGGAGGAGGAGCTCGAGGACCAGATGATCTCCGGCGACGGCACCGGGGAGAACTTCGAGGGCCTCGGCAACGTGTCCGGCGTCCAGGCCCAGGCCTGGGACACCAACATTCTCACCACCCTGCGCAAGGCGAAGACGAAGGTCCGTACCGTCGGCCGCAGCATGGCGAACGC